GATGCTAACTTGAGTATATCAGTAACTCAGAAGCCACAACAGGCTTCAACATTCACTCTCTCTGGATTGCCCACAGATACAGGCTACTTTCTCTTTGGCAGGGGAGCTAGGCCACAGAATACATCACATTCAGATCAGGTGTATCTACAGGGTCTCTCAGCAACTAGTACTACTACTATGAAGATTCCATTCTATGCCAATGACTCAGAACCTGGTTCTCTAATAAAATGTACTACTGGAGATAAAGTAACTGTATATACTAAATCAGGTGATACCTGGATAAACCAGGGGTCATTTATAGTACCAAGTGCAGGAGGAGCAACATCAATCTAAAAACATTATATATTATGGAAAATAAAGTTCTTAAATTAGGGGGGGGGAGAGATCTACCCAAGATGTATATGCAGAAATAAAACGGGGAAACTCTGAGAGATGGACTATCCAATCTCAAAAGAGTAAGTATGTAAATGGCAAATTGTTCGGGGTTATTGAAGTTGGTTATTCTGCTAGCATCGATAACCCGGACTATGTTCTGGAGGAAGACAAGAGTGACAATACTATGCAGATTACTGCACGAAATGACGGTACTTCTGGGCTTTGTGTACTTACACAAAATGAATCTGGTAATAAAATAAATCTACACCTTACTACTCCCGAAGAAGAAAAAGAATACTGGGAAATACATTTTAATCCTATACCCATCACTGGAGTAGACACAAGTGTTTTTTTTGCTGTTGATACCAATATTAGTGGTGAAAATGGATCTATGGCCGATGGTACCCAATATAAGAATTGGATAGTAAATCAAAATAGAAATATGATTAATGTCTATATTTCTCCTATATACCCCGGAAATTTCGACATGTTGTCTTGGTCCTGCCTTGATAAGAATGGTAATGCCTTTAGCCCTAATTACAATATACCCGATAACCAATACTTTACAACAAAAACAACTGGCTTAGGTTCCTATACTCTTAAAAAAATTTCAACCCCCTCTGTTAGCAATGGTACTCTTATACTCTCCAGTAGGTTTAACCCCACTAAAAAATATCCATTAGATTTGAACTTTTATTGGGGAGTTCCAACCTAAGACTTATATTGAGATTAAGATAATATCCCGATTATAAAAGCAATTACCCAGAATATAAGAGCCAGTGTATATGCAACAGAATACCTATGCCAGGGATACCAGCAAGTAATATAAGAATCTACTTTTAGTATTTCTGGATGTTCTTCCTCGTATTTTTTATCCTCTTCTCTAGAACTGTATTTATGAAATACATAGAAAGGTAAGAATACGAGGAAGATTATTAGAGCAACTGGGAACAAGAGTAGGAGAAGAATCTCCCACCCTTGCATTGATGACCCAGCATAATTACCATCTCTGTCAAAAAAGTATCTCATAGTAATTTGTATTTTATGTATCTGATTAATAGATAAATTGGAAATAGAGGTAATACTATCCATACCGAGATGAATAAAACGAGAGAGTGTATTTTGTGAGTATAGGGTAAATAATCCAAGCAAGCCCTTACAAAAAATACCGTGAACGGTAAGCATACCAAATAAATTATTGCTAATACAGTAGTCATTGTTCTCTGAAGTATTTGTTAATAATCTTGGTAAGCTTCTTATCAAATTCAATCATCATATCGAAAGCTTTCGAACCTTTCATACTTCTCATCCCTTTATCAAGGAATTCTATATTTCTCTTAATCGAGAAATAAGCCTTGTATGCAAGGAATATTCTTTCATTCTCTTCGGTAAGCGGACGAACTTCTCCCTTTTGCCCATCCAATCTTGGATATGTATCATCAGGACCCAAGGTTCTTGCAACTTTTACTCGGTTACTGAGCATTGCGAATCCACCTTTTTTATCGATAGATTCCACTGTAACTTTCTCAATGATGGGTCTTCCAGATAATGTGAAGAGAACCTCATCCCCCTCTTTGAGCTTTTTGATTTCTTTCTTTTCTTTTTTCATATCTTTATTTATTAAGAATTTTTCTTTATGCAAATATACGAAATTATTCTTTATTTATTGCATTATCTATTTTATTTTTTATAAATTCATAGGCATTGCCCCGGTAATCTTCTAGCATTTTGTATTCCTGTGGAGATAGAAATACCCCATTTACTTTAAAAGCATCTCTTAGATGCTCCGGTATAGTACCTTGGTGAGTGATGTTATTATAACGGATGATGAAAAGTTTCTCTTGGTCTTCATCAATAACTCCAAGAGTGTTGACTGGTTGGAGTTTAGTTTGGTAAATCCCTCCAAAAGCAGAAGGAACCATTAGAATACTTCCCGGTATTCTAGTTATCCAATGGGAATAATCGGGAGTAATTACGGCAATTTTCTTCTCTTTTTCAAGTTCTTTATCATAAGCTAATCGATTAAACCAAAAAGCACATTTAAAACAAACTTGTTTTCTTGCCATAAGTTGGGGAATCTCTCTAGTTTCATCGAATTCCTCTAAATTAATTGGTTTGCCACATATCTGGCATTCATTTTTCTTGTCCATATTGCATTTTATAAGTTATATATGATAATAGAACCTCTAAACATCCTAAAAATGGGTTATAAGCAATACTTTTGTTACTAAAATTGAACCATTAAAACTGATAAGTTATGGATAAACTAACAAATGAAATGATTAAAGACCTTGCTATTCGCTTAGGTCTAGAACCTGCTCTATTGAAAGCTGTTCAATTGGTAGAAGCAGCAGGTAGAGATGGGTTTTTAGCTGATGGTAGACCTCAAATTCTCTTCGAGGGTCACATTATGTACAAAGAAGTACATAAGAAATTCCCTGACAGAGATTTAGCTTACCTTTGTAAGAGATATTCTACGATTTTCTTCCCTAAATGGGATAAATCGAAGTACTTGGGAGGTGTACACGAGTACAAAAGACTCGAATTAGCCAAAGAAATTGACGAAGAATGTGCATTGAAGTCTGCAAGTTGGGGTATGTTCCAGATTTGTGGGTTCAATCACAACCTCTGTGAATGTAAAGATGTCTTTGAATTCGTTCATAAGATGTCGGAATCTCATGCAAATCAACTAGAACTCATGTATTATTTCATGAAAAACTCTGGTTGTTTGAGTAATCTCAAAGAAAAGGACTGGGCTGGCTTTGCCAGAAAATACAATGGTCCCGGGTATGCCCAGAATGCCTACGACCAAAAACTAAGAAATGCTTACGAAAACTTCAAAGATAAATTATGAAAAGATGTCATTTTAACAGCTGGGTAGCAAAAGTATTTCTTTTCCCCAGTTACAAAGCAATTACTCTGGTGTATAACTCATTCTTCAAACACAAAGTAGAAGAGTGTAAACCTGATGATATCAATCATGAGTGTATTCATCAGATACAGCAGATTGAGTGTAGTATAGCAGGTTTGATACTTGGTATCATACTCTGGTTATCCTTTGATATATCCTTCTGGTGGGTAGTGGCCCTGGTTTTTGGATTCTTCTATCTCTGGTATATTATCGAATACATAATCATCAGGTGCTTTGCCAAGTGGGATAAACAGAATGAAAGGTATCATGATGTAAGTTTCGAAGAAGAAGCCCACAATAATGATAAGAATCTGAGCTATCTGGAAGACCGTAAGCCATTTGCTTGGATTAAGTACATTAAATTGAGAAGCTACAAGAAATGAAAAAATTAAAAGTATTAGGGGTGTCTGCTGGTGCAGGCATCCTTTTGTTCCCTTTTAGAAAGAATTTGATAGCTAATATAGAAACTCGAGGAGTATTTTATACTAAAGGCTTAGAGCAGTGGAAATTGAACTTTGGTGGTATACCCTATTATAAAGATGAAACCCTCCCAGATTGTAAGCCAGACATTATACTTTCAAGTCCAGACTGTGGAGCATCTTCTATTATGAGGCTTTCAAAAGTAAAAGAATTGGGCAATCCCCAAGAGAATAAATCCCTGAATCTAGTAATTCAATCAATCTTACATTATAAACCTAAGATATTTCTTATTGAAAACTTACCTCGTTTGCTATCTTTGCTCCCAAAAGAATATCTTCAAAAAACCCTTGAAGACTATAAACTTATTTTTCACGAAAGAAGCGTTTCTGACTACGGTAACTCACAGTTATCACGAAAGAGATTACTTATCATTGGAGTACATAAAAAAACTGGTAAGAAATATTTGAATGCTTTTGATAAAGTATTTCAAGTAAAAAACCCAACAATTACTAGAAATTTACTTAAACCACTCACATTCTCTCAGAAAAATAATACTAACCAGATTCCGTTTATGAGTAAAACTCTGGCAATGTATGATTATCGAAAGCTTCCAGAGAAGAAGAATCTCACAGTAGCAAAGATACATAGACTCTGGGTTAGAGATTTCAAGGACGAAAAGAAGTGGCCTATCAAAACTGCAAAGATGAGTACTCTTCCAGGAGTATATCGATTAGAGTATGATAAACCACCATTAACTCTCAGACCTGCAGATAGGCAATTTAGACCAGATGGTTATCCTTTGGGAATCGAAGACTTCAAGGCAATTATGGGATTCCCTGATAAATTCAAAGTTTACCTTCATAAGAATGGTGATACCTTCGAAGGCGATTTTAAGGATTACCATTATTGGCTTAACAAGGCAAGATATACAATTGCCAAAGGGGCAGTAGGTGAAATAGGTTATTGGTTTAAGGAATGCCTCAAAAAGGCAAATACCAAGAAACCATGAGTTTCAGCTTTATATATAAAGTCTTATATATAAGTTTCTGGGGTGCCTTGAAATATATAGATATATAATATACTACGTATATATATCTATATATTTATCTGCGTATATAGCTATTCATATATCATATCGTAAGTAGTATATTTGGATATTATCTCACTTCGTTCGATAAAGGTAATCGCTAAGCGATTACCGAATAGATAGTATCATTAAAGCGTGCGAACTTCCTAAAATTTTTGAACATGAAGAATTTAAAGAGGGCCTTGTTTATTGTACTTCTAGGATTTACTATTTACCTTTGCTTCAGGAATTACAAACTTTCTCGAGAGGTTGATTCCCTGGAACTAGCGGTCAATGAAATCCCAGATACAGTATACACAGAGAAACCCTTCAAACCAGAGAAGAAGTACTCAGAAAAAGTTGAACCAGGTAAAATCTTAGTTCATGATAATAAGCAGCCAACTCTCTTTCCTGATTCCATGCTAAGGCAGCCAGTTATCAGTAACCAAGATTCCCTGGTTCAAATTGTTTTGAAGAAAGATAAGTTGAACTTAAGTCTGTTCAATAAGGAGACTAACACTTATTCAACTAGATTATTCCCAATCGACTTAGATAAGTACAACTACAACTGGTATGAAGGTCAATTAACTCGAAAGAAAGTTGCAAGGTTATCACTTAGTCCATACGTTTATGGCAAATACAGACCTTTCAATAATCTCTTCGATATGGGAGCTGGTCTTTCAATCAAGACTAAGGGATTTAATTACAAATTCGGAGTCAATACCTTTTACTACCCAAAGATAAAATCTGGTATAGGTACTGACATCGAATTTCAAATAACGTATAACTTTTAAGTAATGGCAAAGACTATCTCAGAAACTAGAACTACATTAACTCGGGAAGAGCTATCAAACCTATCCCGAGTTTCTAGTGATGTTTTCTTTTTTAGCCTTTTTTGCTATGTGATACATCCAGTAAGAGGAAAGGTAAGATTCGATTTATACCCATTTCAAAAATCGGTTCTCTACAACTTCATTGCCCAACGATTCAATATCATCCTTAAGTTTCGTCAGGCAGGGATTACAGAACTTATTTCTATGTACTGTCTTTGGTTGGCGATGTACCATCCCAACAAAAAGATAAACATCATCTCTATCAAAGACACAACCGCTAAGAAGGTACTTAAGAAGATTAAGTTTATGTACAAAAATCTTCCATGGTACCTTCAAACTCCCATAATCAACGGTAGAGCTGGAGAATATGGTTCTGCTTCCATGATAGAATTTGATAATGGGTCATTTATTGAATCAATTCCGACATCATCCGAAGCCGGTCGTTCGGAATCCCTTTCTCTTCTGGTAATTGACGAGGCAGCAGTAGTAAGATGGGCTGCTCAAATTTGGGCTGCTGCTTTTCCTACTCTTTCCACTGGTGGAGCTGCCATCGTCAATTCCACTCCCTATGGAGTTGGTAATTTCTATCACTCAACTTGGGTAGATGCCATTGCAGGAGGTAATCCTTTTAACCCAATTCGATTATACTGGCAAATGCACCCAGAACGAGATATCAATTGGTATAACCAAATGTCTTCTGCTTTGGGAGCAAAACGAACTGCACAAGAAATTGATGGTGACTTCTTATCATCTGGTAATACAGTCTTCGATTTAGCCGATATTAAAGCTATCGAAGACTGCCTTAGTGATTACCCAGTTATTAAGAAGAGATTTAATGGTCAATACCGACAATTCTGTGAACCCGAATCAGATAAAGAATATTTCATTGGTGCAGACGTTTCAACTGGTAGAGCTTCTGACTACTCTTCATTTACTTGTATGGATAAGCTAGGAGAAGAACAAGTAGTATATAAGGGAAGAATGGCAGTGGGAGCTTATGCTAAGTTACTTGGTGATACTGGGAAGTTGTTTAACTGGGCAGTAATAGCTCCAGAATCCAATGACGTTGGTTTATCAGTAACTTCTAAGCTTCAAGACGAAGGCTACCCTAACCTTTACTACTACCAGAAGATGTTAAAGAAAAAGGGTAAAAGTAGACCTGAAATGGATAAATCCCCTGGTTGGTTAACCACCCAAAAGAATCGTTCAGTGATAATAGAAAACTTAGAAGAAGATATTCGATTAGATCACGTAACCATTAAGGACCCATTCTTTGTACAAGAAGCTTATACCTTTATATACGATGGTTTGGGCAGACCTGTTGCAATGGGTAAACATAGGGCTAATAATTCAGCGGTAGATGTAGACCTTGAAGGAGATGTATATGCAGATGATGATATCTTCGGAAAAGCAATATGTAATCACATAAGGAAAGGAAAAACTAACGTAATCGTACAACCAAGATGAAAAAGTACTTCAATTTTAGTTGGGGTTGGGGACGTAAGAAGGACCCTCCCAAGAATGGTACATCCTCTAATAAAGAGGAAAAGCCTGCCACATCAATTTCACCTGGTAGGGTTTCAGTTGACGATGATAGCGATAACTTAATTACATCATTACAAGGGTTGACTAAATTAGTTGAACCCTCTTTTCGTGTTGATGTGATACCTTTAATTCGGGATTTATATAAAGTAAATCCTGATATGGGCATCGCATTGCAAGATATGTTTAAGTTAGCTAACACCAGTCATACAGTAACTTTCCCTAATAATACCGATGAAGAGGCTTCAAAGATGAGAGAACATCTTAAGAAAGCCACCAAGGGATGGACCAGATATACTGCTGGTATAGATGGTTTAGTTAATAAAATGATTGTTCAACTTCTTGTAAGTGGGGCAATATCCGTAGAAGGAGTACCAAATGATAAGCTTGATGGTTTGGCTACTGTATTATTCCTTAAGCCAGAACACATCAAGTTTAAACGTGAATTAAATGGGGTGTATGCTCCTTACCAAAAGAATATGAATTTCTTTGTTAAGCAACAAGATTACATTAAGCTTAACCCAGAAACCTATTTCTATGTTGGTATGTTCAATGATACCGATGAACCTTATGGAGTTCCTCCATTTATGCCTGCATTGGATTCTCTCAAAGGACAAAATGATATGAAGATTAACTTCAAACATATCATGGAGATTTGTGGTATGGTTGGTTTCTTAGAAGCTAAGATGCAGAAATCTCCACAAAGACCAAATGAGAGTATAAAAGCTTATGAATCCCGATTATACCATGAACTCAATATCCTCAAACGTAATGTTAAAGAGGGTATGAAGGATGGAGTAGTTGCTGGTTACATAGATGACCATGAATTCAAACTAAATTCTACTACTAAGGAGCTCGGTAATATCGAGAAGCCTTGGAATATGAACCAACAATCTGTAGCAAATGGGTTGGGAGTTAATGGCTCTATCATTGGGGTATCATCTACTACTGGTGAAGGTGCAACTGGTATAATGCTGTCTAAGATGATTAGCCAGTTAAAAAATATCCAAATGCTTGTAGCTTATGTATTAGACCGACTTTATTCTCTAGAACTGCGTCTGGCAGGCTTTAATAATAAGGGGATGAAGATTGATTGGGGAACTTCTACAGTTTCTGATGAAGTTAAAATCCAACAAGGTCTTCAGTATAAGATACAGAACCTTGACTTATTGTATAAGGCTGGTATCATTAGTCAAGAGCAATATGCTTGGGCAATGGGTTATGATTCTCCTGATGAGAAAGAACCAAGAGTTTCACTTGAGGACCAATTTGCTAAGGGAGATAATACAGACCCCCAAGAAGGAACTAAGAAGAAACAAAGGCAAGATGATAAAAACCAATCTGCTCGTAGGTCAAGAGATAAGAATAACCCGGCTCCTTCTCGAGGAGACCAAAATACTAAAGCAAGATGAGTAAATTTACAAAGAAAAACAAAGAGCATCTTGATTCTATGGTGATAGGTCAAGGCCATACCATTATGGCTGGGTATATCCCAGAAGCAGTGGGAGCCAAGGCTTTCTCAGAGAATTATTACAAATGGAAAAATCCTACACCGGATTCCATTGCTCAATTTGGGTTTTGGGGAGGGGATATAGATTATAATACTTACTATCCCAACCTGGATAAATCGGAATTAACTCCAAAGGATGAAGAGTTTATCGAACCTATGTTCCGATTACTTTCAGAAACGATTGTATCTAAGAATTGGAACCCGACAGACTTTAGTCAGAATGGAGTACTAAAGGCTTCTATGAAGATGTTGCTTGGTCAAACAGTAAACTGTGACCATGAAACCAACATTGGTAATGCTATTGGTGCTGTATCACAAGTAATGTGGCAGGAATCCTACAAAGACGGTAGCTTTACTATACCCGCTGGTATCAACGGTATTCTGAAAATCGATGGTAAGGCAAACCCAAGAATTGCTAGAGGCATCCTTATGGAACCTCCTTCAATTCATAGTAATTCAGTTACTGTACAATTTAAGTGGGATAAATCCCATCCCCAAATGGAAGATAACGAATTTTATCAGAAACTGGGTACTTATGACTCTAAGGGAGTTATGGTACGTAGAATTGTTACTGAAATTGTTCGTTACCTTGAGACCTCACTAGTTTCACATGGTGCTGATTCATTTGCCCAGAAAATTGGCTCGGATGGTAAAATCATTAACCCAACCTTTGCCAAAAGAACTTGGGCATCCTATGAAGAGTATAGAGATGATAAATCGAAGCAATACTTCTTTACTGATTATAAATCAGATTTAACATCATATCAAGAAAAGAACGATACTCAGGGTTCTTTTAATGATAATGATGCCAATGATAATCATTCAAATAAAGATAACATGAACGAATTACAAAAATTTCTTGAAAGCCTTTTTGGGGATAACATGCTTACCCTGGAAGAAGGTAAAGAGATGAATCAGGAAAATGTAATTGCCTGCATTCAGACTTTGGTATCATCCAGAAACGAATTGCAAACTTCGGTAGATAATCTTACTACAGAGAAAACTTCTCTTACGGAACAGATTACCAATTTGAATGCCGAAGTAGCTAACTTGAAGGAAATGGCAACTGTAGGAAAGAATCACATTGCTTCTCTCCGTGAAAATGCCGTAGAAACTTACAAGAAGTTGATGGGTGATAAGGTAGATGAGACAATCGTTACGATGCTCAATGCCGAGACTACTGGTATTACTACTCTTGTTTCCTTGACCAAGGATTACCAAGCTCGCTTGGAAGAGAAGTTCCCTCTCACTTGCTCAAAATGTGGTTCTAAGGACGTCAACCGTGCTTCCTCAATTGCTGAGGATGATACCGAGGGTAAAACTGGAACCCAGGGTACTGATACCCAACGGAATTCAGAATCTCCGAGTACTAAGAATGTAATCGATAACTTGTATCGAAACAAAATCAAATAACTAATATAAATAATCCGCGTTATGGAAAAAACTAAAATCGTAAACGACCCTCAGCAACTTACTCTCTTTGGGGAAAGAACCCCGAGAGCGGTGATTTACAAAAGTGAGTCACACAAATTGCACCAGGCTTTCAATGTTAAAGCTGGAGAGAAAATCGTACAGGGTATGCCAGTAGCTTTGAATGAAGAAGGTTTGATTTACCCTTGCACTGATGTAGCTACTCAAGTTTATTTGGGTGTAGCAGTAACGGATAACGTTAACCCTGCTTATCAACCTCAAAGAAATTTCCCGGTAGAGGTAACAGTAGCTATGGAAGGTTACATGATTTGTAACTGGGTATCAAACGGAAATATCGACGCCGGCTATGTAACTCCCGATGGAACATTGCTTAACGATAGATTCGTAAAAGCTAACCAAGCAACTCTATCCCAGTTCATTGCCCTTAATCCTGCAGAAGAGGCAAATGAGGTAATTCAAGTACTCATCAAATAAGAGAAAAGAAGTTATGGAAAATAAAATAGATATTACAAAGTTGAAGGCTCAGGATTTTATGAATGAGCTGCCGGAAATGGTAAGAAGCTTGGAAGCTGTTCGTTCCGGTTCACAGGACAAGAAGCCTGTAGAGGTAACTTTTGGAGAATTGGTTACCGGTAAATGGGGTATTTCAGAAGATGAACTTTTTGAAAAGATGGGCATCAATCCAAAAGTGGACACGATGCAGAACATCTTTACAATGCCTCAACAGAATGTTCGTTGGATTGTTCCGGAAATCATCCGTGCTGCTATCACATTGGGTATGCGCCAGGCTCCGTTCTATCCGAACATCATTGCATCTGATCAACCCATCAATGGTTTACAAGCAATCATGCCAATGGTTAACATGTCGGATGCTGCCCCTGCAAAGGTTAATGAGGCAGAAACTATCCCATTGGGTGATGTTAGCTTCGGACAGAAATCAGTTAGCCTCTTCAAAATCGGAAAAGGTTTCAAACTTACTGATGAAGTTCGTAACTATGTTTCACTCGATGTCTTGGGAATCTACCTTCGTGATTTTGGTGTTCAGTTGGGTTATGCTCTGGATACTCTGGCTATGGACGTTGCTATCAATGGTAACAACCCTGATGGCTCTGAGTCTGCCCCGGTAATCGGTGTATACGAAACAACTAACGGTATCACTTACAAAGACCTTCTGCATATTTGGGTACGTGCTGCTCGTATGGGACGTAACTTCCAAACTATGATTGGTGGTGAAGACCAGGCAATCGAAATGCTGAACTTGCCGGAATTCAAGGATCGTCACTCTGGTACTACAGAAGCTATCCTGAATGTTAAGTCTCCTGTTCCCAAGAATGCTGACTTCTACATTCACCCGGGTACACCCGACCAACAGTTGCTGTTGATTGATACATCTGCTGCCTTGATTAAGCTTACTGCTCGTCAGTTGATGCTTGAATCTGAAAGAATCGTTTCTAACCAGACTCAGGCAATCTATGCAAGCTTGACTACTGGCTTCTCTAAGATGTACCAGGATGCAACTCTGTTGCTGGCTGCTGACAAGAAGTTCTCAGAATTCGGCTTCCCCGAGTTCATGAACGTAGACCCATATTTGATGGTTAACCTAGAATAATAAGGGACGTCCGGTTTCATCTATATAAATTCCCTGAGAGGGTAGGTAACTAAAAAGACCTATCCTCTCTTTAATCAATCATTTTTAAATCTTAGGAAATATGGCTAAAGATAAATATACAGTAACTGTGGGACCAAGAGCTTACAGTTTTCATGACCAATCAACTGGTATTACCGTTTGTAGAGGAGAAGACAAGGAACTCTCTCGTCGTCAATTCCGTGCACCAAAGATTCAGAAGGCAATTGCCTCTGGCCATCTGATTATCATTGCTGATAAATCAGAAATCGAAAAGTATTCAGAGGCCGACATCGAAAAGTTGGATAAGAGACTGAATGCTCAGTTCAAGAAAGGCATGACTCTTGAAAAACTTGCAAAGGGCTATTCCCTGGAAGAACTGAAACTGGTAGCAGGTCTTCATGAAATCGTTGCCGAGAAAGATGATACAGTAGAAACACTTATTCAGGCTTTACTGGAAGAATTCGAATCCTCTTCTAAAGGGTAATATATGAAAATTACATAAGACAGACTAATATGAATAACAATCTGGACTTTTTGTACGTTACGTCAGGTCTGGAAGTTTCATTCAGAGTCATATCCAAAGTCCCGGCCAAATCCATTTTTGACTGGGACTTTGGCGATGATAAGGGAGAGGTTTTCAATGGTGGAAGACATGTTTCCTATTCTTATGAAACTCCCGGTTTCTATACAGTAACCCTACATGTAACCAACTCTAGCGGTTTAGATATCACCGTAGATAAGACTCTGGTAGTTTGTGATTATGGGCATACGGCATTAGCCGATACAATATATAACTTAATCGACCATTATATCCCTTCAGAAATATCTGATGGGATGACCAGGGAAGAGAAATCTATTTACATCACTAAGTGGCAATATTATATTGGTCCTCTAGTAAACCATACAATTGCACCAGATAAGTATACAGATGAATTATGGTATGAAGCACTAGAAAACCAATTAATAATGGAATTGGCAGCATGGGACTTTCTCAATGTGAAGATACTTAATCTATTAACAAGTACTTCAGAATATCTAAGTCAATTAACTTCTACCAAAGAACAAACTGGTGATGGTACTTCTAAACCCGAACTTGCCCGAGGTGATAGGATTAAACAAATCACTACTGGGCCTACTGAAGTGCAATATTATGATACCTTGGCAGATGCTACAAGTTCCCTATGGAAAACACTTTCTCAAGCAATGCAACCGGGTGGATTAATAGATGAATTAAGGAAGAACCTTTGTATGTTAGCTTCACGATTGGAAATCTACTTACCGTTCTGTGATGAAGTATTTAGAACCGTAGTCCCAAAAGTAGTTAACAGAAGGCAACCTGGAGTATTAGATGGGCCAAATCCAAGTGCTCCAGTGAAAGGTGGTAAGAAATCAATTCTAACTAAGTTATGACAAAAGAACCCTGGAGAATGGTAAAGAACCGCTCTTGGGATAGATACAAGAAAATTATCACTGACTTCTTAGATTGGGATGCTGGTAGGCAATCCATAACCTGGGCCAAACATGTTAATCAGCTTCTCAGTCATGCCGAAGACAGTATACCTAAATATTATAACATCCAAATCGAGGCATTATGTTACTACAATGCTTTCAGAAACTGGCCTATCAATAAGGCAACTATTTCAGGAGAATTGGATGATGAAAACTTATCAATACTAATTTCTAAATCTTATATAGAACAAATCGGTTATCTTACACCGGAAGGTTATTGGGATTTTAATTGGGAACAAGATAGGTTTGTAATTAATGGTATAACGTATAAGCCTTCTGGAGATACTCAGACTGCTCAGGCAAAGGATGAGGCTTTAGTTTTCATGATTATCCTAAAGAGAGACCGAGATACCAAAGTTGAATTTGTAGAATAAAAATAAAGTATATGGCAAAGATGTTAGTACTGAGGTGGACACCAATTACTACAAACAGTGGAATTTGGTTTGATAGTAATCTGGTTATCCTCAATGGTACCTCTGGAGTTCATATTGAAATGAAAGGTAATGGCAATGATGTAACGGCATTTCAATCGATGACCGGAAACAAATTTGTCACCTGCTTTCAAGATTACTTCGGGGATATCTGGGATAAAATAATACCTCATCCTGGTATAGGCCAGGTAATAAAGTTCCGTGTAAATAGGCTTCCTGATTATGCTTGCATACGGGGGGATATAGAAGACGGTGGAGATGTAGATCCAGAAAATCCGAATATACCAATGAATGCCTTCTGTGGTTCAGAGGGAGAACCATTCAGGGATATCGATTCTGAATTCTTACTGGGTCGTCAACGTGCAGTAATTAATCCTTAAATTTTATAAAATATGTATGTAAGTAAGTATTATACCTGCGAAGAAATAGACCAGCGGTTATTACAGGGTTACTATGATGACTTTGTTAAAGCTGGCTTTGGAGGAACTATAAATGAGTTCTGGGCCTTCGTACTTTCTATCAAGAATAAGGTAGATAAGAAAGAAGGATACGACTTATCGAAAAATGATTTTACCGATGAGTTGAAGGCTAAACTTGATGGCATCGAAGAACATGCAAATTATATCACTAAAGTTTCTCAGCTTGAGAATGATTTGAAATATCAAACCGAGGAAGAAGTTAAACAGATGATTAGTGATTTGGTTGATGGTGCTGATGATGCCCTTGATACTCTTAAAGAGTTGGCAGAAGCATTGGGCAATGACCCCAACTTTGCAACTACCATCACTAATAAATTAACCGACCTTCGTACTGCTTTAACCGAAGAGGTTAATCGTGCTAAGGAAGCCGAAGCTGCTCTGGGTGCTGCAGTAGCTGCAGTTCAGGATAACCTAGAATATGGGTTAGACCAAATCAATAAGAAGATTGATACCGTTAAGGCAGACTTAAAAGCTGAAATCGACCGAGTTGAGAAGAAGGTAGATAAGAATGCTGAAGACATCAAAGACCTTGAAGATAAGGTAAATCAAGGTAATGATGAACTTGAGAAAGAACTCAAGGACCTTATTCAAAAGGAAAAAGATGAACGTATCGCTGCCGATAATGAGATTAAGGAAAGTGTAAATAACCTTAAGACTCTTCATATCAATGATAAGGCTGCACTCGAGGCAAAGATTGCTGAAGAAACTGCAAATCGTACCAATGCAGATACCGTACTGGATTCTAAGATTAATGAAGAAATCACTAATCGCCAGGCTGATACTTTAGCTCTCCAGGGTAAGATTGACCAAGAGAAGGTAGACCGTCATTCTGAGGACCAAGTTCTTCACAATGAAATCTCTAAAGAGGTAACAGACCGTATTAATGCAGACAATGCTCTTCAAGGTAAGATTGACCAGGAAGCTCAAGCACGTACTGCTGCAGACCAGGTATTACAGAACAATATAGATTCAGAGGCCACTACTCGTGCTGCTCAGGATTTAGTTCTCGAACACAAAATCGAGGATATAAAAGAGCAGGGTGTAGAAGACAAAGAACAATTGCTTAATGCTATTGCTGCCGAGGCTGCTGCTAGAGAAAAGGGTGATAAAGACCTTGATGCTAAGAAGGTAGATAAACGTGAAGGTTATTCTTTGACTAAGAACGACTTTACCGATATACTCAAAGCTAAATTGGATGGCATAGAAGAAAAGGCAAACTATATTACCCATCTCTCTCAGCTTATAAATGATGCCGGTTTCCAAACTGAAGAGGAAGTAAATGCGGCTATCCAAAAGATTATTGGTTCAGCACCTGAAGTACTTGATACTCTTAAGGAAATTGCTGATGCCCTTGGAAATGACCCCAACTTTGCAACTACCATCACTAGGAAGTTGGCTGCAATTACAGAACAGGTTAACCAAGAAATCGAAGACCGTATTGCAGGAGACGAGGCAAACAGTGCTGAAGTAGCTGCTGAAGTTCAAGCCCGTAAGGATGCTGACACTGCTCTCGAAACTAAACTGAAAGAATATGTAGACAATAAGTCTGCTACTGGTGATGCTGCTATTGGAGTTGTAAGAGATAACCTTAACAAGGAAATCCAAGACCGTAAAGATGCCGATGCCACAATTCAGGCTAACTTGGATAAAGAGATTGCCGAAAGAAAGACTGCCGATGAAGCATATACTCAAAGTTTGGCTAATGTTAACCAGCGTATCTCAGACTTGGCTTTGAGTATGCAAGAGTCTATCAATACCTTGCGTAATGAGCTTACCGAGCAGGTAAATGCCAATACTACGGCAATCGCTACTAACCAACATAATATCGAAAGAAATTCAGAGGCAATCACAAATTTAACTAAGACTGTAGGGGATAACTACAAGGAAGTTAAGGATATGATTAACGAGGAAATCGTTGACCGTACCAATGCAGATAGTGCCTTGAGTTCTCGTATCGATACCCTTAATATCGACCTTAACACTGAAAGAGTAGAAAGGACTGCTGCTGACCAGGTTCTCCAAGTAAACCTTGATAAAGAAGTAGCAGACCGTACTGCAGCTGATAAAGCCTTGAGTACTGAGTTCACTGCTAAGTTGGATAATACTAAGCAGGCTTTGGAATCCGAGGTGGCTAATCTTAACACTAAGCTTGAACAAGAAAAGGAAAATCGTATTGCCGGTGATAATGCTTTGGGAGTTCGTATTGATTCTCTAGAGGCAGGTAATACCGATGCTATGAATGAATTAAAAGCAAAGGTAAATGCTAATACTACTGCTATTAATGTAGAGAAAGACCGAGCAATTGCCAAAGAGACTTCACTTGAGGCAAAGATTGATACCAACCTTCAGAACCATAAAGATGATATGGCGGGTATCAACCAAAATATACTTACCGAAAAGAATGACCGCTTAGCTGGTGATACCGAGTTGCAGAATAATATCGATAAGGAAGCTACAGAACGTGCTAACCAAGATACCCTTATTAATAATGCTATTGCTCAGGAAAAAGCAGATCGAATTGCTGCTGACCAGGCAATGGATGGAAAGAAGGTAGATAAGGTAGACGGTAAAGTACTTTCTTCAAATGACTTCACTGACTTGCTATATGCCAAGTTGGATGGCATCGAAGAACATGCAAACTACATCACTAAGGTATCTGAGTTATTAAACGATTCAGATTTCCAGAGTGCTGAACAAGTAGAGGCAGCTATCCAAAAGATTATTGGCTCTGCTCCAGAGGTACTTGATACTTTGGCTGAGATTGCTAAGGCTCTCGGTGATGACCCTAACTTTGCAGCAACTATGACTGCTAAGCTTACTGAGTTGGAGAATAAGCTTGAAGCTGAAAAGAATCTGCGTGAACAAGGAGATAATACTCTGCAACAGACTTTCACTAACTTAAGTAATACTCTTACTACTACGGTAAATGAGTTGAGAACTTTCGTAACTGAAACTCGTACGGAGCTGTTAACTTCCTTGAATGCTACCAATGCTCTGGTAACTCAGAATGCTGCTAATATTCAACGTAATCTGGAATTGATTCAGGGTATTCAGGATAACATTAATGGTAACTATACTGCCATTACCGATTTGCTGAATAATGAAATCGCTGCTCGTAAGGCTGAGGATATTCGATTAGAAGCAAAGATTGACCAGAATACTTCTGACTTAAATACAGAGAGAGAGGAAAGAAAGGCCGCAGATAAAGTTCTCCAGGATAACATCGATGCAGAAGAAGCTGCCCGTATTGCTGCCGATACAGCTTTGGGTAAACGTATCGATAAAGAAATTCAGGACAGAACCGATGCTGATACTGCCTTAGATAATAAGTTCACTAACATTACCGATGACCATGAAGAAAGATTGGAAGCTGAAGAAGGTACTTCCGATGCTTTGCCAGACACCATGGTTACCGATGTTAGTGCTGTAACAAGAACCGGTACCCAACTTTCTTTCAAGGTAAAGACTTCAACCAAGGATAATGCAAATAACCAATATGGTGAAGAAGTAGAAGCTACCAAGAACTTACTCCCGGTAACTCAAACTCTTGCAGGAGTTATGTCTGCAGCAGACAAGGTTAAGTTAGATGGATTAGACCCCAATTCTCTGACGGATATCTCTGCAGCTTCAGATGCTAATAAAGTAACGGTAACGGTAACTAAGGATAACGGTTTGAATGCCGATACCACAGAAACCTTCGATTTGCCTCAGGCATCTGCTACTAAGGCCGGTACTATGACTGCGAAAGATAAGGTAGAATTGGATAGAATTTCTACTGCTAACTTTGCCCTTGGTGCAGTAACACCTAATGAAACCACAGTAGGTATAGCTGCAACTAAGACCGTAGTTGAAGATGGTACAGTAGAACAGAATCCTATTACATTGCCTGCCTCTACTGCAGAAAAGGCCGGTGTACAAACTGCAGCAGATAAGAAGCTGTTTGATTCTATACCAGATAATATTATTATCTTATCTGGTGATAAACCAGTTGAGGTAGGTCAACAAAGTAGTCATGTTACTTTAACTCATAATTTCTCTTCTAAAAAAGAAGAGGGTATTTATACTCATGAGCCTGAAGATTATAAGACTACTTATATCCCAGCAGCTACTACAGAGAAAGCTGGTGTAATGACCGCCCAAGATAAAGTTAATCTGGATGAGACATTACCCAATGCTATTGCTCAAGAGGTTCAGGACCGTAAAGATGCTATCGAAGCTTTGGACGGTAAATCAGAAGCCGCTCTTGCTCAAGAAGTAGCTGATAGAAAAGCTGCAGATACTGCTTTAGATACCAAGTTTACTAAAGCTGTAAACGATGAAGCAACTGCTCGTACTTCTGCTGATACTGCATTGGGTGCAAGGATTGATAAAGAGATTGCTGATAGAACTGCGGCAGATACTGCCCTTGATAATAAACTGCAGAATAACATTAACACTCTAGAAGCTAAGCATGATGCCTTTGTAGCAACTAAGGGTAAGGCTGATGGCTTTGCTCCATTGGATGGGAATGGGTTAGTACCTGCTAACCATTTGCCTTCATATGTAGATGATGTACTTGAAGTATATGCTACCTATGATGTAAGCCCCACTGGAGGTCTTACTAATGTTCAATTGTATACGGATGCAGGTCACCAAACTCCCGTAGTTGGAGAATCTGGTAAGATTTATATAAATGTTACCGATGGTGAACCTCCATACCAATTCCGTTGGTCAGGTACTAAATTCGTAGACAGTAATACTTCGTCTCTTATCATTGGGGAAATTGCAGGTACTGCTTTCGAAGGTAGTAGAGGTAAGCATCTTGAGGATGTGGTATCTAGCATGCCTAAAAATTTAATTAGTAAGGTTTCAATAGCTAACAAAAATAAGCGTAATATTATTATCTTATGTAACTATTCTGCTACGGATGGTCAAGGGCATTACATTGATAAACCCGATGGGATGGTAATCCCTCTAACTCCAGCCACTACTCGAGAAGCTGGTCTGATGGATGCCGATAGTGTAATAAAGCTTAATCAAACCTTACCAGATGCTATTGAAGCTGAACAAGAGGCCCGTATTGCAAAAGATAATGCTCATGATAAGCTGATTAATAGTTTACCGAATGAAATAATGACGGTAATTAACACTATTAATCCAGCTGCGGGTTATCTCATTCTAAAATATTTTAGATGGGTAAAGAATACTGAAGAAGGTTCATATGCTAGAGGTACTGATGTAGATGTTAATATCCCTGCAGCAACCAAAACTGCTGCTGGTGTAATGACGGCATCCGATAAAACTAACCTGGATAATACGGTACAAGGCTTGGCAAATGAAATTACCGATAGAACCAATGCTATCAATTCTCTTCGTACAGAATTAAAAACTTACGTAGATGGATTGATTGCCGATAATGGTTCAGATATAACTGCCCTGGAAACTAAGGTAAATAATCACATTGCCAATAAATCTAATCCTCATACAGTTACTAAGGCTCAAGTTGGTTTGGGTAATGTTAACAATACATCGGATGCAGATAAACCAGTATCTACTGCTCAGGCTGCTGCTATTGCCAATGCTAAGGCTGCAGGTACTGCTGCTCAAACTTCTATCAATAGCCATGCAGGTAGAAAGGATAATCCTCATACAGTAACTAGAGCTCAATTGGGATTGGCAACTACTGACAAGGTAGTATTTGCTAAGACTACTGCTCCTTCCGGTTTCTGGAAAGAGTCTTCAGATATTCGACTCAAAGATAACATTAAAGATTTGAATCATACTCTGGACCAAATTTGCCAGATACCTACTAAGTCCTTTACTATGCTTGGTAAGGAGGATGAGGGAACTATTGCTCAGAACCTCGAAGGCTTAGGATTTGGTAAATATGTGGAAGAAGTTCCAGTAGAGAAATCTACGGTACCTAATCCAGAGGAATTCGAAACCTTGGAAATCAACGGAGAAGAATACGTACTCGTAAAACAAGTTAAATATCACAAGATGTCAACCTTGGCAATCGAGGGTGTTAAACTTCTCTATGATGAAATCAAGGCTTTGAAGGCAGAGATTCAGGAACTTAAAAACAAATAAATCTTATGGGAGAGATAGCAACCTGGAGTGCTGTCAAAAGTAAAGTAGGCCTTGGTAAGGATGGCAATGACTGTCCTACCAAGGCTGAATTGTTAGCACTCTCCCCTACAGGAACAGGGGAAAATTATGTGGGGTTGGAACTATCCAATGCCGGTTCCTATGGAAATAACGAAACAGTAAAGTTAGAGGATATTCATAAGGTAACTTATAAGTATACTTTTACAGCTATAAATACTTCCTTTACTTTTCCTGCCATAGGTGGAGAATCAACCCCTGCTAGAATAGGTTTAACTTCAACTAAACAAAAGTATTGGGATGGGGTAGCTCAAGGCTCTTCGGTAACAGTGGGTCATACCGGAACAACTTTACCAGATTGGTTAAAGGGGTCTACTGATACTATGGGGTTTATTGCTACCGAAAATTTAGCTCTATCTTCAAGAGCTCATACTAGAACTTATACTCAAGATGAATCTGGTAAAACCGTTTCTGCTACCTTCACTCAAGCAGCAGCCTCTCAATCTTGGAGTTATGGTTGGAGTGTAACACCTACCTCTATGTCTTTTGGGGCTACTGGAGGTACCAAAACTTTTTCAGTTACTTCTTACAAGCAAGAATTAAGAAATGGGCATAATTATGGTAACCAAATAGCTTTAACTTATACTAGAGCCAACTCTGGTAGCGTATCTGGAAGCGGTACTTCTGTAACTATGAGTAATAATACCTCTACCAGTACACGAAGCGGTACGGTAACCTTAACACAAGCTGAAACTAATAAGAAGGTAACCATTAGTTGTTCTCAATCTGCAGGTTATAGAACCTATAGTGAAATCACTGCAAGTGGAGGAAGTGTATCCGATATACCTGCAAGTGGAGGAAGTAGAAGTTCATTTTCAACTATGCCCTCATATTCTCAAACTTGGGGATGGAATGGTTCTACAACTGGAGGTGGCACAATTACAAGCGGTGCTAGCATTAGTTATGGTACTGCAGTTAGTGCAGGTTCTTTGGGAACTACGGTTAAATCTAGAACCCAGGTAGGAACCCTTACTGGTACCTTATCACTAAATGGTAAAACCAAATCTGTAAGTGTACCAGTATACCAGGCAGCAAACGAATTTACTGGGTATACTTATGGCTCTTGGAGTGTAAGCTTAACTGCAAGTTCTTATACCATCGGTAATACTGGAGGTAGTGTAACTTTGTACCCAAGTGCTAGTAGACCAAGATATGCGAATTATACTTCGGGTTCAAATACAAGGGATGGCTCTAATAGTGCTACTCCAAGTTTAAGTACCAATGGTACCTCAGGATTTAGTCTATCAGGTACTACACTTAGTGCTTCTGAGAATACCAGTACAAGTAGTAGGTCTATTAGAGTTACGGCTTCTTATGGAGGGGCTTCTGATTATGTGGATATCACTCAGGGTGGTGTAAGTGTATACTATAATTATTACTTTAATTGGGGGAATTCACCCGGAAGTCAGACTTCTAAGTCTATTACTCATCCAGCTTTGGGAAAAACTGAAGAGGTTCCATTCATCTCTTATAAAAAGAAAGTGATAAATGGTACAGAAACCTCTGATATATATCCGGTAGAAGCAAGTCGAAATGTACCGAGTTGGACTACTGTTAATATAGTAGATAATGGGCTCTCAGTTAAAACTTATGAGAACACTGCTGAATCCTCAAGGTCTGCTACAGTAACGGTAACTCAATCAGAATCCGGTAAGGAGATAACACTTAATATTAACCAGAGTGCTGCTTCAGTATCTTATGAGTATTACTGGGCAATTAACCAATGGCCTTACTAAAGACGGCTTTGTTAACAGTGTCGAATTGGTAATCCAAGATTCGGTATCACAACTCACCATATACTTGCCATCACAGTCTGATGAAGGTATTTATAATGGTATATATTATACTACCGATGTAGTGAATATAATTAATGAGGTTACTATGCAGAAACATAATGCCTTGAATATACTTAACAATCGACCAAAGTTTGAGGCAATTGTTTCTGAATGCGATAACATTCTCAATTCAATTAACCAATCACCTTCTGCTCCAAGTAAACCTGCTCCAGGGTTTGAGGAGTTCCGTCAATACATGGACCAACGAATCTCCACTCAAGAGACTCTGTTACAGAGAATTGCTCAGGAGCTGGGATTGGATAAACCTAAACAACAGTAAGAATTATGCCAAGTAAGTCGGTTAATATTACACTATCGACTCCAGTTGGCCCTCTAGAAATATACGTAGATAAACGAGAACAAGCTCGTGCAGAAAGGTTGATTGCCAAAACTCCAAGTATCTTAACCGAAGGCTATGCGAAAGGTACAGAAAAGTTTGGTAATCAACTTCTTCGTATAGTAAGACGAAGTTTGAATACGGGTGTTCCACCACCCGGTACCCATACTTCTTGGCCAAAACATGCTCCAGGTACTGTAAAGAAATATGGGGAGCATACTCTATTACGACTCACGGGTCAATATGCTAAATCCGTTACTGTAGTAAAGACCAAGAATAGAACTTTCGTTGGTTTACCAATTGGAATCAAGAAGATTACCTATACTGGTAAGACTTCAAGAAAGACTTTGAATCAGATAGCTATCATGTTAGAGTATGGTAGCAGAGATGGTAATTTACCACCTCGTCCTCTTTGGAATCCTGCATTTAAGGCTGCTGGTGGAAAAGCTGCCTTACAAAAGGAAATACGAAATGAAGTTAGAAAAGAAATAAGGAAAGTTAAAAATGGCAGCAGACTTTGAAATATCTTCATTATCCGGAACTGGTACTGCAACTATTAGGGTAAAGCCTAAGGCAGTAAACGAAGACATGAATAATATAAAAGAGCAGGTTCTCAAGGTAGTAGTTCAGGGTGTAGAAAGGGAAGTAACTCTGGTACAAAAGGCCGCTCCTAAAATAGTAGAGACCTGGGGAACTTATTTTAGTATCACTCCAGAAACTACTTCCCATACTTTCGATGGTACTAAAAGGGGTGAGACCCTAGAAATAGGTGTATACAGTTACCAACAGAAGTTTATCGATAATAAGCCTCAAGATGAATATCGTGCTGTGGATTGGAAAGTTGAAAGCTCCTCAGATTGGTTAGAGGTAACCCAAGAAATTGGAGAAGCTAATGCCGCAGGTAAGCTTACTATCAAAACTAAATCTACTAATCAAGAACATAACCCCAGTAACTATGACCCCTTGGAAAGAACTGCTATAGTTAAGATTATCTCACAGCAAGAACCTAACACTGAGATAGTTTTAAATATAACTCAATCTCCAGGTACTAGAACTACTAAGTATGGCTTTGAACCAACCCCGAATATACCATTCCCAAATCTTGGTCAAAATACTAGTACTGCTCAGATTAGTAATGTAAAGGGTTATCAGTACTACCTTATCAACGGTATTCAAGTTGCTAAATTTATAAAACAATTTAAGATAACCGATATAAGTAAGACAATAGAGGGTCAATTCCCTGGAGGTATTGGTTCTGAACCAATACCCTTTAAAGTATGGCTTACCGATTATCCTTCAAATATTGCTACTCAATGGGTTAGTGAATTAAATTGTGTTGGTCATTTACAAACCATAATGAGTGGTTTTGGAGGTATTCAGGTAACTTATAATGGGTATATTAATGACAATGGCAATCAAAGTGTTCAATTAAATATTAGATTAGGACTTTAATGGTAAACTCAGAAGAAATAGTAGAAAGAACTTTTTATATCTCTCTACTTAGTACAATGTTGGAAATGGGTCTTACCTTAAACCCAGAAGACTTCTTACCTTTGTCTCAAGAAAACGAAAAAAGATTTCAAGAGGCAATCAAAGGTATGAAGAAGTTTATACCACTTTTTGGTATAGGGAATAATCAAGTAAAAGGCCCAAAGACTCTCCCAAGAATAACCATAGAACTACAGGGTTATTATGCTGGAGATATTGGTGTGAATAAATACATCATTGGTGATAAACTTGAGGATGGTAATTACCAAGCTTCAGAGTTTCCTTATGAAACTAAGGATATTACCATAGATGTACATCTAGTTTCTCAAACACAAGCCGATATGAGGTTGCTACATACAATCTTATATACTGGCTTACCTGCTAGAGGATACGTGAGACCATACTTCAATGACTTAGAGGAATGGGAAAAGGGCAGGCTTGCTCCCACCGGAAACCTATTCATTGAGATTGGTAATTATTATGACCATCCAGATGTAGAGCATGGTATACTTGAGAAGGTATACACCTATGTATGTAAAGATGGTATTCTCCCAGAAAAGCTTTTGGAAGAAGGTACTCTTACACCTATCAAGGATATCTCAGTTCTCATTGGATTGTTAGAACAAAACGAAAATGAGATGCTAGAGTTAAAAGTACCTAAGGTATAGGTACAATACTCTAGGGTATAAATTAAACGAGTAATTAACTTTAATCACAATAGAATTATGCCAACTTCACCTCATGTTGATTTTAAGTTTAAGAACAACAATGTTCTTCAAACTACTCCCATGTTAGGAGTTTCTTGTGTATTGGCTAGAACTACTAAAGGTCCATACGATGATCCTTCAGAAATCATCTCTACATTCTCTCAGTTCCAAAGAATCTATGGTTCTGAAATTGTACCCGATGGTTCTGTATCAAATATCGAAAAGGCTTTGCAAGGTGGTTCTAAGCTTCGTGTTATTCGAGTACTTGGCAAAGGAGCTACTCAAGGTACAGTAACTGCTTCTTCGGCTGCGGCAAGAAAAGCTAAAGATTCAGAAGATGGGATTTCAGTTGCTTCTGCTGTACCCGACTCGGCTAAACCCTCTGCTCTGATTACTTTCAAATCAGGTAGTACTACCTATAGTTTTGGATTAGTAACCAAGGGATATGGAGATCCCATTGGTAGTGCAGATACTTTCCAGGTTGGTTTTTATAAGCAAGCTAATACCTTGTATTATAAAATCTATTCGGCTAATGGGCAAGTACTTGAACAGGGTCCAGTAATAACCTACAAAACTGCCGATGATAACAATAATACTTCGGTAGATTACCTTGCTCTTAGTGCATTTGCTAAGAACTCGGAATATATTAAGCCGGTAATTACTGCAGGTTCCTCTTTTGAAAACCTAATTAAGTGGCTTACCGATGATATCGACGGTACTAAGAATGCTATCACTATTACCGTGGGAGATGCTGCACCCTCCGAAACAGAGAAACTGTTTAATGGTACTATCGGTAGTGCAGGTTCCACTCCAACTGCCGAAGAATGGATTGCTTCACTGGACTTGGTAAGAGACTACACAGACTTCTACCAATTGTTTATTTCACATATCTCTCAACACTTGGAACAAGATTCAGAGGTACTCAAAGTATACAAGGCTGCTGCTGATATGGCAAAAGAACTGATGGAATGGGTACTGTATATCGAAGTTCCCAAACATTTAACCCATTATACTCAAGGTACTCAGGCAAGAGATTACAAAGCTCAGGTAACTTGGGTACAGACTTGCCTTGGTACTGTAGGTAACTCTAAGTACATTGCCTACTTTGGTGGTGGACTTAAGTACTACAACGAAAACGGTAATCTTCAGGATTCCGATGTAGTGGGTACTATTGTTGGTTTGGGAGATGCCTCTGCTACTCAATATGGTCCTTGGAAATCCTTTGCAGGTATGAACCGAGGAGTTATTGGGGATGCAGTTGGTCCAGTATGCCCCAACTATGGTTCTCCTTCTCGATATAACGAACTGAACACCCTTGCTCAGAATTATATCAATGAGATGGTAATCAAAGATACTCCAGATGCAGGTAAGCAAACCATGCTATGGCATTGCTTCTCTTCTCAAGTGAAACAGGATTCTGAAAGATTCCTTTCAATCGTAAGACTGAACCTTTACCTGAAGAAGTTCCTTCGCCCGGTACTCAACAAATATATCGAAGAACCAAACGTTTGGAGTACTTGGAAGAGAATCTGGTTGGAGGTTAAACCTACACTGGATTCATTGGTAGATGAAGATGCTATGACCGAGTATACCTGGATGGGTGACCAAGATGCAACTTCTTGGGATGACCTTTCAGTTAATACCGAGGCAGATGCCCGTCAAGGTAAGTACCGTGCTATCCTTAAGTATAAGGATGTAGTTCCTATGCAAGAAGTAACTATGGAGATTGTAATTGATGCAGCATCCAAATCTGTATCAATCGTAGAAACAAGTAATAACCTATAAACATATAACGATGGGAGCAAAAGTAAAAAACCCACGGAAGAAATTCTTGTGGAGCATCATGTTCCCCAAACACCCTATCAATACTTATCTGTTTCAAAGTTGTACTTTGCCGGATATTGAGATTGACCAGGTTGCTCATGGGGACGTCAATAGAGACGTTAAAACTGCAGGTAGGGTTACTATAGGTAATCTTATCGTAGAGAAACTTATGACTACTGCAGGTTCCGATACATGGCTTCATGATTGGCTATACTCTTGCCAGGACCACATAGTTGGTGGAGGTTTGGTACCAAGCCAATATTGGGAAACGGCTATTGTAAATGAACTTGCCGAAGATGGAGTCTCGGTTCTTAATACCCACGTCTTCGAAGAGGTATGGCCATGTAAGATTACCGGCTTAGACTTGGACAGAATGGCTTCAGAGAATACCATTGAGTCCATAGAGTTCTCAGTTGGTACTGCAGATAAATACTAATTCCTTAGTCTATTTTCACTAAGACTCGGTGGAGGGGTGGGATTCCTGTGATAGGAGCTCACCCCTTTCTTGTTGTTATACGGAGTACTATGAACATATGTAAACATTAAAAATAACAGTTATGGAATTTAGAACATTTAGATTTACCGGACCCTCTGGTTACGAATATGAAATCAGAGAACAGAATGGTGCTGATGAGGATATCCTCAGTAACCTTTCAGACATGAAGACTTTGATGAACCTTACCAAGTTCATTGCAGCAATTGTAATTAGAACTACTGCTACCCCTAATGGGAAATTAACCGTAGATGATGCCCTTAACTTACCAGTCAATGACCGTTATGCTATTATCTTCAATTCTCGTATCTTCTCTTTGGGAGAGGAAGTAGAATTCGAATATGATTGGGGCAAAGAGAATGGGGGTAAAGTTACTTATGGCCAAGACCTTCATGAGTTCCTTTTCGATTACGGTACTGCTCCAACTGAGGATGATTTGAATCAAAAGCCCGATGCTATCCCTTACTATCCAGAGGGAGTTAGATTGGTAGATCATGAATACACTCTTTCATCTGGCAAGAGAATTAAATTCGATTGTATGACTGGTAAGGGAGAACAAGAGTTCATGAAGTTGCCTTTGGATAAACAAACTAAGAATGCTCCTCTTCTTTGCCGTAATCTTCACTTAGAGGTTGATGGTAGTTGGGAGAAGGTAGAAAACTTTACTCCGTTTACTGCAAAGGATATGGCTGAGATGAGAAAGCATATCTTATCTATGGACCCTATCTTCAAAGGTGAATCCCATATCACTAATCCAACCACCGGAGAAGAAAGAACTTATCCTATAGTTTGGGCACCGAATTTTTTCTACCTGACGGAAGAGTAATGTTAGAGAGTGATTTTGTTTATATCACCAGAGCCGAGATAGCCTTAGACTATTTCGGCTTTTTACGTCTTCCGTATCGAATAAGGAAAATATTCAAGGAAATGGCCGAGCAATATTATAAACAATTAAAGAAAAGAAAGTAAATTATGAATACCAGTAGGAGTATAGTAGAGGTCGGTGTTGCCATGGTTTTAAAAGACCGATTCTCTCAAGAGGCTGGCAAGATATCTGGGTCATTCAGAACAATGATGAATGATATGAATACCTGGAATAGAGGTATACAGATGTCAGCTTCCAATACAATGGACTTCGGAATGCAGCTCGTAGGGGGAATGGCAAGGGCCTATAAATACTCTGCGGGTGTTCAGAATGAAGTTTGGACTGCTTCGAAAATTGCTGGTGCTACCATTGCAGAACAAAGAGAAATGTTACAATTGGCAAAAGATGTCAATGAGATAACTCCTCTTACTGCTTCGGATGTTGCATCAGGACAAAGATACCTGGCTATGGCGGGTAATAAATTCGATGCTATTAAAGAAATGATTGGGCCAGCATCTAAGCTGGCTTCAATCTTTACAATGCCAGTGGGACAGAAAGGTGGTGTAGCTGACTTGATGACTAATATCATGTCAATGTACCAAATCCCAATGGGGGAAGCCGCTAGAGTAACAGATGATTTATATACTGCAGTTACTAATGCAAATATATCTTTAACAGACTTAGCCCAGTCCATATCTTATGCAGGAGCAGATATGGCAACTGCTGGAGTAGACCTTCGGCAAACCGCTGCTGCTATTGGTGTATTGGGTGATATGGGTATACAGGGTTCTATGGCAGGTACCTCACTGGCCAATATGATTCGTTACTTACAGCTCTCTCTTGTTAACCAAAAAAAGAAAGGCTATAACGCTTTAGCAGACCTGGGCTTAAGTCCAGATGAATTCTTCGATGCTCAGGGTAATCTTATAGACCTTTACACTATCTATCAGAAGTTTGCTAAGGCTGCAGTAGATTTACCTTCACGAATTGAAACACCAACTTTCTTCAATATCTTTGGAGTTCGTGGTAATCGTGGTATGCTCCCCGTACTTAGGGATATTGCTTCTGGTAGAGATAAGATGGGTAAGATACTTGCTACTTATGACCAAAACATTGGGGCAGTAAATCGACTCAATGAAGAACGTCTTAAAACCGATGCAGGTGTAATTGACCAATTCGAATCAAGTATAGAGAACTTAACAGTTACCGCAGGTGCAGCTTTGGGTAGAATCTTTACCCCAGTACTAAATGTGGGTAACTCTATAATCAAAGTAATTAATTCTATCTCAGAAACTTGGGTTGGAAGTTTTGGTCTTAGAGTTGCTGCTACTGGAGTAGTAGTAGGTACTATTGTTGCAGGATTTAATACTGTAAGAGGTATTATTAGGTCTGTAGGATATTTACAGACTATTGCTACTGCTTCTACTGAAGGTATGTCTACGGCAACTGCAAAGACTAATGCTCAGTTTGTTATTATGGAAGCCCATCTAAGGAATATATCTTTCATGATGAGTTCAATAGCTGCTCAAACTTTGGGAATGGGAAAATCTATACCCTTGTCTGGAGGTTTCTTTATGGGTAAGGATAAGAGAGGTAGAGCTTATTATCAGGATTCAATGGGTAGAAGAGTATCTCAAGGTACTGCTCTTGGTGGTACTAATTTAATATCCACAACTGTACGTAAAGGAGGTAAGCAAGCTGGTAAGAAGTTAGCTACTTCTGCAGCTTTGGGTTTAGGAGGTAGACTTATGGGATTACTTGGTGGACCCGTGGGGTTAGCTATTACTATCGGTCTTCCCTTATTAATAGAGGTAGGAAGCAGTCTTATTAAGTCAGTAGATAGGAATACAGAAGCTCAGAGTAAAGAAGACCCATCTGCAATCAGGGCTCAGAATGAAGAAAGGTTCTTGAATGCAATGAGAGCAGCTATTAGAGATGGATTAAAAGATGGTAAGATTAACATCAGTGTAGATGGTGAGATATTGGGAGATTATTCTTTGGGTTCTCAGCAAGATTATACTGGTGTAGCATTAGGATTATAAAATTAAAAACACTATGGCTAGAGTATTAAATAAAGCAGCAGGTAAGGTTGTTGAAAAGTACAATGACCTTACAAGAGATACAGCAGGTGTTCTTACTGGCCCCTTAAATAAACTATGGAGAGCTCGGATATTACTCAATCGAACTCTTTCTACTCTTCCCAAAGATGATGCTCCAAAGGGTAAACTCTATACTCCCAATGGGGTAATGGGAGAAGCTCAGATATCCTCTAAGAACCCTATTCTAAACAAACAACTCCAGACTAAATGGAGGATGGAATTACAATTCCCGAGATTAGAGGAGAGTGAGGGAGTAGACCCAGCAAAGGGAAATAAGAATACTACTAATTACAGAAACTTCGAGGCTAAACCAGATATTATATATCAGAATGAGGTAAGGATATATAACATGACTGTTAATCCTACTCAATATATTACCCTACAGAATAGACCTCCAGAGTTGGACTTCAGAGGAGAAACTACATGGGCAACCATTAAATCCATGGGACGTAATGTACCAATGTATCACTTTACTGGAGCTGAAGACATTATTCAATTCAATGTGTCTTGGTACTGTAATGACCCCGAAAATCCTGAGGAGGTAATTAATAAATGTAGATTATTAGAGGCCTGGACTAAAGCTAATGGTTATCAGACAGCTCCGCCCATTGTTAAGATTGAGTGGGGGGATTCCGGTATATTTGATAATCACAACTACATTCTTACTTCAGCAACCTATACTCTGAAGAACTTCCAGAATGGTTATAGAGTAAGGGTACCGGGAAAGCCAGCTACTTTTGGTAATGGTAGGTTATTGCCTGCAGCAGCAACTCAAGAATTGATTTTCAAGAGAGTAAGTGCATATAACTTATCCTATGGGGATTTTATAAATTCCGATTCACTTAAAAAGACAGGAGGTATTAAATATGATTGATGTTAACCAATATCTAATAGGAGCTAGTCCTTATAATAATGCCTATGCTCTAAATTACGGAGATGGTGATTACTCTTTAGAAGCTCCAGTAGTTTCTGTACCTTCATCCTCAAACGATATTCAACATACCGTTAAGGATGGGGAGACTTTACAGAATATAGCCTATAGATATTATGGTGATTCTGGTAAATGGTATCTTATTGCAGAAGCTAATGGTATACTAAATCCTTTTAAAGAGGTAGAAAGTGGAACACTTATAAGAATCCCAGTTTATGGCAGCTAAACAAAAACCCATATTATATAACGGAATGGGCCAACCATATTTGGCTCTATTCGATTTTAGAGGTATGCCGATAATGAATCCTATTACTGGTATACCTCTTGGAGCTTATATTAGTACCTGGAATTATAGGTATGATGAAGAAAAAGAAAATCTTGCTACAATTACATTTGATACTGGAGATCCAGATACTGTAGACATAGAGGCTTTACAAGAAGGTAGTGTGATATGCTTACAGTGGGGATACATATACCCAGACGGTCAATTCATATCGGGTCCAATTAAAACTATCAAGGTTAGGGACTTTGAGGCAAAGTTTGATTCTACTGGTACCCATGTAACTATCAAGTGTATAGACTCTATTGGTGATTTAAGATATCAGCCACCATACAATTTCTCTGAAGCTTCAGAGAACAGCTTATCTTCGTATTTAGACGGTGGTTGTGATAATGGTGTAGGTGTAATCATAGAAATCTTTCAGTAATGGAACAACGAATAATAAGTAATAAAGTATATGAGTCACTACAGGTACCCACAGAGAATACTCGTACTACTACTGGAAAGGTGCTTTATGCTAATAGGTACAGTGGAGTAGCAGAAGTGGCTATGCCAGAAGATTTGAAGGCTCTAATTAATAGTGACTTTGGGTTAGTTGGCAAGAATATCTTAGTTCAATTAGAACAGAAGATGAGGGGTTATACTAATGGTCCTTGGTACATAGATTCAAGAGATAATGTTATTTATATACACAATAGGAAATTCCACGAAGAACCAGTAACCGTTTATACTTATCATGGTGAGAATGGAGAAGTACTCAGTGTTCAATTCTCTACTCAAAAAGTGACTAAGAGAGTTAAGGCTACACTCTCTCCTACTATTAATCCAGAGAGTAAAGACTTAGAAGTATTAAGCACTGGGATTGATGATACCGAAAAATTACCGGAGATAGTAGCTAATGAGAATAATGGGGTATATTATAAGAATTGGCATACTTCAGTAGATAAATATGGGGCTGAAAATAATCCTCAAGATATACCAACTATTATGCAGATGAGGATAAATCATACCTTAAAGACTGACCCTAACTTAATAGCTGCATTTGAAGCTAGGAAACAATTGAATGATAAATGGAATCAGGATGTAGCCGAATATTCTGCTTCTAATCCCGCCGAAGCATATAGACAAGGTAAGGAAAAATTCCTTAATGAACTTAGTACAGACCAGGTAAGAAGTATCATAAACAAAACCATTCAAAGGGAAGAATTTCCTGCTGATAGACGGGCAGCTTTAAATGCAGCTCTTAAGAATGTGGTTAATGGTAAGACATTAGATGAAGATATATACAATATCCTCAAGAACGAAAGATACCTTTTTGAGGGCAAAGAACAAATGGAATACATGGTCATAGAAGACCTGGACCCAAGAGACTTTGACCCAGAGCATACCCCTAAGGGTGGAGCTAATGCTTGGGGACTAGAAGACGAAGAAAGTGTTTATCGAGGTATATCCGCATTAAAGAAAGGTCCCTATACTGCGGTGATTGATGACACTCCAGTTATCAAATATAAAAACCCATTAAACCCAAGTCTTGGTGTCTTCAGTGTTACAGTAAAAGTCCAACATTGGAAAAAGGCTAATGTTGAAATACCCCTGTACAAACTTTACCATAATCTATTCAGTAGATACGGTGGAATAGATAAGTGGGCATGGGCAGCTAATGCTAATGCTAATGGAGGTTTAAAGCATACTGAGAGTAAACTAGTTTGTCAGATGCAAGTTGTTGGAAGACCATTACTAGCTTCTTCTCAGGTATTAATCTTGGAGAATGTTGGTAAACGGTGGTCTGGTCCTTGGTATATAAAACAATGTACCCACTCTATGGACGCAGGTCAGGGATATGTAACTAATTTAGAGCTAGTGAAGAACTCAAGTAGAGCTGGTTCTACTACTTCTAAAACTGGTTTGTCTACTCAAACCGTTGTAGCTAATGATGCTAAAGCTAATGCTATAACTTCTAAGGGTAAAGATAAGAAGGCTTTAAGTAATATCAATGAATTAGATTTGAGTTGGACTTATAATGAGGTTGCCTATTTCATTGAATCTGGTATTATGGATAAGGAAGGAAATGTATTAGATGTTAAACGTAGGGATGAAATGGCTCGGAAGAAGGCTTATTATACAGAGGTGTTGGCTAAGACTCCAATCGAGAAAGCCGAAGGTATAGCTGTAAGTTCTGGTAGTTTAACTACTTCTTCGGGTAAGGTAATACCCGGAAAAATAACCATTAAGGATATTCAAGTACCTGATGATTATTGGGTTAAATTCGATTATATGGAAGTAGCCATAAAGAGATTTAAGGAATATATCAAGAATAAGGAAGCGAGGTAATTATGGGCTATGAAACTGCAAAGATAATAACAGAAGAAGGATTAGAGGGTCTTGGAAGATATTATTCTATTTATCGGGGGATAGTTGTTGATAATAATGATACCGAAAAGAAGATGAATAGGGTAAAAGTATGTATACCAGAAGTAATGGGAGGTACCTTTGCTTGGGCTTTACCGAAAGGACAACATGGTTCAATAAGTAGTGGATTTAAGTTCTTAGCCCCTAAGGTAGGAGATATAGTATTCATTACTTTTGAATTTGGTGATCCTACTAAACCCTTATGGGAATACCATGGTTGGAGTATGAATCAAGTACCCCAACCCTTGGATGGCCCCAATAAGATGGGGATAGTTACTCCAGAAGGCAATCTCATTGTAATAGACGATGATAATGGGAAACTAAACCTTTATTTTAATGGAGATATCTCAGTTTATTCTGAATCTAATGTAGTGGTATCAGCTAATAAGGATATCAATGTATCTTCAGGTGATACCGTTATACTAAATACGGGAGAAAACCATGGGTTAATCAATATTGCTCAATTAACCGAAAAACTAAATCAAACTATCCAAGAACTAGAACAACTTCGCAGTATGTTCAATTCTCATGTACACTCAGGTGTAACTACTGGACCAGGTTCTTCAGGTCCTACAGTAACTCAAGTAACTAAACCTTTCTCACAATTCGTTGTAGACGATTATGAGGATAAAACCTGCATACACTAATGGAAAAAAATTACTTTACAGACTTAGTTGGTATAGGTGTAACTTACCCTATCCAACTTACAACTAATGAAAAGGGTGAAAGAGGTTGGTACCCAGTAAATGGGGATTTTAAACTTATCAGAGATAATATAAGTTCAATATTATATTACATGATAGGCCAGAGATTTCGACAGGAAAACTTTGGTAGTAAACTATGGCAATGTATTGAGGAACCAAACTCACAAGCCCTAAGTTTTATAATTAAAGAGTTTTTAAAACAAGCCATAGGTGCTTGGGAACAAAGGATAACCTTCCAAAATATCACAGTTACTAGAGTTGATGCAAAAATACACATAGAAGTAACCTATGTAGTAAATGGAACAAATTCTAGTCAGTACCTCGATATCACCTATGACCGGTCGGATAATTCATTAAATACACAATAATATGGGAATCACAAATAAATGGCTTAACCCATACCAGAGGTCTTATCAACAGATTAAGGCCAAGCTGGTTGAATCCCTTATGGGACTCAAAGACCCTCAAGGTCAGAAACTCATAACGGATTATTCGGAGGGGAACATCTTAATTATCATCCTCTCATTATTTGCGGCAATTGCCGAAGTACTTCACTACTATGTAGATAACATGGCAAGGGAAACCTTTCTACCTACGGCAAGGAGGTATGATTCGGTAGTTAAACATGGAGCTTTGGTAGATTATCATGCTCGAGCAGCAATTGCTGCTACAGTAGATGTAATCTTATCCAGAAGCATTACTGGTAATTCCATTGGAGCTAAGTTAACTATACCTCAAGGTACTCTGTTTACAGATTCTAGTGGTAATTCCTGGTTATCTGCTAGAGACGTAACTTGGTATTCAAATGTAACTACTTGTAAAGTACCTATAGTTCAACACGAGAAGTATACTGCAAGTGCTTTAAATAATATGGTAATACCTACTGGAGATAGAGTTATAATTCATCTGGGTACTCTACCCAATGGTAAGTATTATGAACAAGGTTCTATGTCATTGCAGATAGGTGGGGAAACTTGGGTATTAGTAGATACATTTGCAAAATCCAAACCTACAGACAAACACTTTATGGTTTCAGTAGATGAGGCACTTAATCCTTATATAATGTTTGGGGATGGTACCTTTGGTAAGAAGCCTGCAGCAGGAGCAAAAATAACCAATGTGGTATTCTACTTAACCAATGGTACTCAGGGTAATGTAAAGAGTAATACTATTACTTCTGTACCTTCAGTAATCTCTTCTTCAATTACTGATGCTACCGTAAGTAATGCTTACGATGCCGGAGGTGGTTCAAACTATGAAAACTTTACAATGCTCAAAGAACATATACCTTTGAGTGTAAAGACTTTGGGAGTAGCAATTACCAAAGAGGATTTCGAAAGTTTGGCCATGTTGGTTGATGGGGTAAACAAAGCTAAAGCCGATTATGAATGCGGTAGAAAGCTTACAGTATATATTAGCCCCGATGGTGGAGCTGTTGCTTCTTCTGAATTAATCAATAGGGTATACAATCTATTATCTCAAAGAGCTCCTATGACCACATGGTTAAAGGTTAAATCTGCAGGTAAGGTTCAGATTATTCTAGAGATGGGAGTTACTGGTAAGAAGTCTTATAAAACTCCCGAGATACAAACTCAAATTCTTACAGCATTATACAATGCCTATTCTCCAGAGCAAGCTCAGATAGGAGGAAGCGTAAGGTTATCAGATATCTATGCCTTAATAGATAACTTATCAACAGTAGATTACCTTCACCTTACTAAGTTCTATATTAAACCTTGGCCTACTACCATCTATGGTAATAAAGAATTGAACTTGGGTCAGTTTAAATTGAATAAGGCTAAAGGGTCTATGACTTACTATATTACCTTCAATTCATCCACTACTTTTACTGTACGTTCCGTATCAAATGGGTATATGGCTACTGGTACTGTAGGTAATTCTATACAGGTAATAGATAAGGCTAATGGTTTTGACTTCTCTTTGGATATTCAGAACAATAGCTATCAGTCTGGTTACAGATATTCTATTACGGTATCAGAACCTAACCATGACTATGAAGACCCCGGTTTTAATTTACCAGTATTTGAAAACGCTTCACAATTGACTTTAACCGTAAAAGAAATTGTATAATGATAAACCTCAAAAATCTAATCGACTTTTTGCCATTCGAGTATAAAGCTCAAGATACCTATAAGGTAAATGGCAAAGGCATCTTAGAGAGGTTTCTAGAAATTTGTGGAGAGCATTTTGAAGATTACATTACAAAGGATATTGAGAATATCTTAGACATTATTGATATAGATAAGGCTCCGGATATGTATCTCAATTTCCTTTGGCAATTCCTCGGAGAAATGCCCTTTGCTTATGGGAACACTATAGATGCACAGAAATGGGCAGAGTACTTTAATGGGTTCTACTCCGATGATAAACTCCAAGAGTTATCTAAGCTTTGGATAATACCAAAGGAGGGACCCTTTACTTTAACCAGTACTCAAGTAAGAAACATCCTGAAGTATTCGATATCTCTTTTTAAAATAAGAGGTACCTCTGAGTTCTTCGAAATAATGATGAGGCTGTATGGGTTAACCTGCGTAGTAACTGACCCTGCAAAGGCTGATAGTTATGATGGTTGGGTAAAAGGTAATCCGCACTTTGACCAGTATTACCATTATGACGATAAGTATACCTATGATAATACTTTCGATTGTTCTCAATGTATACCGGTAACCTTTAGACTTACCGGTCATGGATATACTTCGAACTCGGCAGCTTTCAGAAAATTTAGAGAAGCCGTAGAGGCTTTCTTTAAAAGATTCATACCCTATCATGTATCTTTCGATATTCAATATGGGTTTACCGTAAATGATGGGTATACAATTAAAGCTGAGTTAGTAAATCCGGACCAACCCAATCTTATTACTTCAGAGGTATATGAAGTACCGGTAAAGGTAACTGTAACTTCAGATTGGATAAATGCCGACCTAAGATATCAGATATCCAGTGATAATATAAATTGGGGTTACACTAAACACGAAAGTGGTTCCATTTTTAATATACCCAGAGCAGGTACTTATTATTTTAGAAGTGTGGGAGACCCTACTAAGGTAACTCAAATTACGGTTAATCAAGAATCTTATAATCGAGTATATTCTATTACTTGTGACCCTATTACTGGAAAGATAACTCCTACTAACCTAAAAGTAAGTACAGTAGTAAGGGCAAACGTATCCTATAAGGGTACCGTGAAAACCCGTAATGTACGATTATCCGGTACTGATATAGTGAAAGTCTCTGGCTCAACTTGGGAATTTTCAGAGCCTGGTACCTACATCTTTGAGATTGTAGAGTTCCCAGTAAAGCAAACTTCCTTTGTTGTAACTCGAGAAGAGATTACATATAAGGTAAGATGTACACCTTCTGAATTTAGAGTTGGGGATAAGCAAAGTATCAAGGATGCTACTACCACTCTTACCATCGAATCGAATTACCCAGAATCATTTACTGGTGAACTATATTGTAGGCTAATTGGTGATACTAAGTTGTTTAAGAACGGTGATAAGTTTACTGCTAATAGTTATGGTACTTATAAGTTTAAATGTACACTGGATAAAAGGGAAACCGATGAAGGTGTAGGTATATTCAAAGTAGTATCTGGTAAGACTGTAGTATATAGAATTACTGTTAGCCCACCAACAGTCACATTATTCAATGGCTCTGCAAAAGCTACAGTAAAGATACAACGTATTTCTGGTAATGGGGATGATTACAGAGTAAGGGTAATTGAAACTGGGGAAACCTTTGATGCTCAGAATGGTTATGTATATACTGCAAATAGGGCAGGGACTTATACCTTCCAGTCTGTAGCTTACCCTACTGCTAAGACTACTTTGGTAGTTAATAATTCTCCAGTAGTATATCAGAATAAATTAAAGATAGTACCTTCGGATGCTACAGACAGTCATTGGAAAGAACCCAACTGGGCATTACCTGAAGACCAGATAGATGATACTTATGCAGTATACCAACTATTGGATGAAAAGTCTGCTTGTAAGTTCCATCTTGAGGAAATGAAAAATGGGGTTAATGTAAGTGGTACTGCTACTTGTGATGAGAATGGGGAAACCTATAACCTTGATGAAGAGATTACTCTTACCAAGGCTGGGACTTATACCTTTGTAGCGGATGATGGTTCTTCTTTAAGATGCCAAGTAATATTGGAAGATTATCCTACAATCATCGAGATTTCTTGTACTCCCCCTTATGCAGAATTAAAGGGGAATGTTAAACAGGTATCTACTTTAATCAAGTGTACTTCTAATAAACCAGACTTCGATAGTCGAATAAGGGAAGTTGGTAAAGTAACTACTTATGATGCAGGTGGTGCTGGGTATGAATTCGTTACTGCCCAAGCTGGTGAATATATCTTTGAATCTGTCGTAGATACTTCAAAGAGAACTAAGTTCACGGTAGTAGATGCAGACCTCTTAAGCGTTAGTCCTCAAAAGTTAGAATGGGAACATGATGACCTCTCAGAGAAAACATTTACCATTACAACTTACAGTAATCAATCTTGGCAAATAGTAGAACAATGATAAATTCAACAATCGATAGAATAACAGAAACCACAACTCAGTCTTTATTCAAGACATTCACTGTGGGTATATTGGGAGAGTGTACACAAATCTTGTATGATTTGAGATGGATGATAATTCTTGCAATAATTCTAATCCTATCAGATTTATGGTTTGGGTTATCGGCAAGTAGGTTACAGAAAATCGAAATTCGAAAATCTAGAGCTGGAAGAAGAACTCTAAACAAGATAGTAGATTATATCTGCTATGTTCTACTTGGTGCTGTACTTGGTAAAGCTATTGGAGAACCCTATGGGATGAACCCAATAGTGGTATCAATAACGGTTATGGTAATATGCTACTGTTTCGAAGTAGATAGTATATATGGACACATCTGTGAAATACATGGTATTAAGAAACGGTACAGTATATGGAGAATACTCTTTAAATTGTTAACCTTCAAGTTCAAGGATGTAGGTGAAGCATTTAAAGATATGTCAGAACAGAAAAATCAATTTAAAAATACTAAGGACAATGAAGACGTACTTTAAGTATGAAGGTATTATTAAATCAAAGGAAGCAGCAGAGGCAATTGCTGCTCCTTCTGGTTTAGGGCCATTCTGTGGATTTGGCTCGGCTACCATAAATGGTAACAAGTTAGTGGTATCTCCTCAGGGAGTTGCTGGAAGTAAGTATGCCAATGTAATCAAGGATAGGATTATGGCAAGGTATATGGCAAAGGCTTCAGAAGATGGAGAATTGCCAGATGTAAACTTTGGGTGTATTTCAAGGGATGGGTATGTATTTATATCTGATGAACAAACCCTTACCATTGAGAATATCCAAGGTACCCAAGGTTCAACAGAAGAAGTATTACTCTTTGCAGTACATACTACTATTTCTGAACCAGTAGATAATCCAGTAGACTTTGTAGCTTATTGGAATGAATCCTCCGAAAGCTTCTACACCTTGTTTAAAAAGTCTCTGGATATTTATTATCCGATTGCCGAAGAGAATCGTACACCGGATATCATTAATAATGATGTATATTCTAATTACGATATGACCTATAGCAATCTTCTAGAGATGGTAGAGAGTGCTTGCCCTTATTACTCTAATAATAAAACTTCGGTTGTTCTTATCGGAGTATATGGTAAGGGTACTGATGCAATGACTAAACGAAATGAGAACTTTGCTATCGTACCCTATCAGGGTAAGTTCCAAGAAATCCCTTATACTACTGCTGCCCAGAGTATGATGAAAGAATCAGTGAAAAGAGTAGAACAGATAAATTCAGGCTTTCCAGTAGTAGATGAATCGGGTACTAAGTTAAATATCAAGCAATACATTGATAGTCAAATTGAGGCTATCAGAAAAGAATTCTCTAAATCTCTGAGTACTGCTAACTTACCAATCGGTTCTATTATTCTTTGGGAAACCGATGTAATACCCGATGGTTGGGCAGAATATACTAAGGCAGCTGGTAGAATAGTTATTGGTTACCAAGCTGGAGGTGTTCAAATTGGGGATGAAGTAATGTTACAGAATGTTGGAGATTACTATACACCAACTAAGGGTAATTTCTTAATCTCTATTAAAGGTGATGACCTTCCTAAGCATAGGCATGCTCTTGGTGTATCTAAAGGTAAACAAGATGATGCCAATAACTGGGAGAACGTTCGTCCTCAATCTTTCTTTAATAGGGAGACAGGATTGAATGGTGATTTCGGTAGAGGAACTCCTACCAAGGGTATTCAGGATGGTGCTATCGTAGTAAGCTGGAATCTATTAGGGGAAGCTTTCTTACAAGAAACTTCGGTAGAAACTTTGGATATTGAGAAATTGCCACCGACTATTACATTACGATATATCCAAAAAATATCATCATAAAGTTGTTTATTAGTTATTTAGTAGTAATTAAAACTCATGTGTATTATTTGTATTGTTTAAGAGTAAACACTTGTTTGTTTTCAATTTTTGTTTTGCATAGTTAAAAACACTCATTTGGGAAAGGGACGTTGGGAAACGTCCCTTTTCTTTTGTGTTAATACTTAAGTTCTTCTTTAGCTCGGTCTTCCCAATATTGGATATCTTGCCTAAGCTCTGAGATATATCTCATGGATTCGTTAGTCTTAGGCATTTCAAAAAATTCGATAAGCATTATATTAGTGATACGAGTACTATTTTCGAGTCTTTCCTTAATAAAAGGAGGGGGAGTAATTAATACCTCAAACAAAAGATAGGCATCTGGAGAAAGCTTATCCTTCATATAAGTATACATCATATCGAGCATTTCAGATTTAGCTTTCTCTTCTTCACTGTCGTCCTCTAATTCTTTGTCATTGTCGAATAAGTCATCAAGTTTAAAGAGGCTTTGATTATACTCTGCCTGTTCTCCGTATGCAGAACGAAGCAATTTGTTTTTAAATGTACTAAGTGATGCAAGGATTCTTGCTTTAAGATGTTCTTCAGTACATTCACCATAGTATTTGTTGAAAACAAATAACATCTTATCCCAGAAATAAGATTGGATAATATCCGGTGTAAGATTAAACCGTTTATAATCAATCTGTCTGGTAAGGTTTCTAATTACTGGCTTACAGACTTTATAAAGTCTGTTGAAAGTAGCTTCATCATATTCTTGCATAGGTTTTAATCGATGAAGCTCTGAACCGTTATTTCCTTTACTTTTTCCCATGTTTTTAAATATTCGTTATGCAAATATAAGTATTTTTTCTTATATAAAATAATAATATTAAATATTCGGGAGCTTAAGGTAGTGGATTAGTAGTTTCTAGATAGATGTCAACATACTTAGAACTATCTCGGTACTATCAAAATCTATTAGTTTATATAATATTGCAATATAGATATGAAGAAATTTAAAGACAACATCAAGTTCAGTTTTTCTCCTGAGTTTCAGTTTGAGATACTTAGGTTTGTTTTAAAAGATAAGGAAGGGGGATTAGTACTCAAAAGGATTAAATCCAATTACCTGGTTCTCATAGAACACTCCCTTATCTTCGAAGGTATATCAAAATATTTTAAGAAGCAAGGCAGAATGCCCTCCGAGAATATCTTAAAGGAAGTATTAAAAGAGTTACTAGAATCCAAAACCTATGTGGATTTGGTAACTAAGGATGATATACCTAATATCAATAAACTAATAAGTAATCTCTATCATATACCCCTATCGGATTCTGATTATATAAAAGAAAAGATATATCAGTTCTCTACTTATGTTGAGATGAAGAACTTAAATGATTCCTTCGATTTGGATAACTTTGAACAATACGAAGAGTATTCGAGGAAGATTGAAAAGGTACTTCAGAAAAGTAAACCTAAGAAAGAAGATGAACCTTTATATATGATTCGGGATATTACCGAGAGACAGTTTAGAAGACAATCAGAACCTTCAGTTATACCTTGCCCATTTAGGCAGTTGAATGAACTAACTAATGCAGGAGGTTATCCAGAGCATTCAGTTAACGTGATATTGGATAAACCCAAGGCAAAGAAAACCTTCTTTATGGTAAACCTTGCAAGAGGTTATCTCAGAATGAAGAAGTCAGTATTATATATTGATACAGAAAATGGCCAAGAACAAATTATGGACCGTTTTATTCAATCCAGTATCAATAAAACTAAGAAGGAATTATACTCTGGTGAGTATGATAAACTTGAGTCAAAGCATTTAAGGAAACTTGCAAGGTTTGGAGTCGAATTAGTAGTTGAGCGTGTACCAGCGATGATTACTAATACCACTTATATAAGAGAGAAGATAATTCAGCTTCGTAATCAAGGGATTGATATTAAAGTTCTTATGGTTGACTACGCTGGTAAGCTTGCATCAATAGCGGGTGATAGAGAAGATTTCGAAAGGATATCTAATGTATACGTAGACCTTCAGAACTTAGCCGAGGAATTACATTTAGATATTATATGGACTGCCCATCACATTACTCGTGAAGGTAAAAAGCATAGGCTTACTAGATATGATGAGAATGATATCTCTGGTTCAATTGCCATTGTTCGTAATGCCCAGGTTATCATGGGTCTTAACTCTACTGAGCAAGAAGAAAAAGATAATATTCTTCGAGCTGAGATAGTAGTACAAAGGGATGGTCTTCCTTCCGGTAGAGCATTATTCAAATGCGATGTCGAAAGGCAAAGATGTACGGAATTTACAAGGGAACAACGTAAACAATATGATGGAGTGTATGGTAGTAAGTTGGATGAACAATTTAAAAAGAATACTAACCCGGATGAGGATTCTAAGAAAAGGGCTAATAATAGTGGAGATATATAAGTATGAGTAAGTTTAAAGATAATATACCAGGATTCCCAGGTTACCATGTAACTAAGAATGGTGATGTATATTCTATGAAGTGTAAGAGTGGTAAAAGGCCAGAGGCTTTTAAACTTAAACCTAGATTAAATGGTAATGGTTATTATAGGATTGGATTATACAAGGATGGTATTAAATATGAGAGAAGACTTAATAGATTAGTTGCTATGGTTTATATACCTAACCCGGACAACTTACCTTGTGTATGTCATAAGGATAACAATCCATTAAACAATAATGTAGATAATCTCTATTGGGGTTCAGTAGAGGATAATATTCGGGATAGGAAGGGTAGATACGAAATTGGAGATATTACAAGATATAAGTTAAGAACTGGTCTTCATAAAAGTATGGTTAAAATATGCGTTAAATATCTTAGAGACTTAGGTTACTCTTGGAAAGATATTAGGATAGCTTTACACTTAAGTAGAGTAGCCATAGAAAAGTATAAAAAGCCATGAAGAAACTAAAAGATTACTTATCCATATTTAGATGTAAGTTGGGTTATCATGAATGGGTAGCAGTTCATTGGACTGAGTTTAAACAGAGACCTCGTAGGGCAATTTTTTCTAAGAAAGGCGGGAGAAGGAAAGCCCAGTATTATGAGAAACGTCATGTAGAGTATTACTGTAATATATGCGGGAAGAAAAGATATGAAAATAACAAACCAGTTTAAATCTAGACTAAGGACATACTTTATTAAACGATTGGGAGCATTCGATTATAAGCACGGATGGTTACGCATTCCCACTTGCCCATATTGCGGGAGAGAACAGAAGTTGGGAGTTAACCTTTCTATGTATAGAACCAATTGTTTTAGATGTAATGCCCATCCTTCTCCTGCTCAACTAATAATGGACATAGAAGGATTTACTGAGTACCATGAACTAATTAACTTTTTGAACAATGGACAATTTGATGAACTACAGTTTAAGGAAGAGAAAATCGAACTTGCCGAGAGTAAGCCCCTGTATCTCCCTGAGGGATTTAGAAATATTTCGATTGGAGACAGCCAACTTGCAAAAAGTATTAGGGGATATATCAAGAAACGTGGCTTCAACCCCGACCAGTTTTCAAGATTTGGTATCGGCTATGGAACAATGGGCACGACTTACGGGTACCTTATCATCCCGTTCTATTATCAAGGACAACTTAAATATTACAATGCTCGGAACGTTATCGGAAAAGGTCCCAGGTATAATAATCCCGATAAAGATATCACAGGCCTTGGCAAACAATTTATCATCTTTAATCATGACGCATTGGAAATGTACCGGTCGGTATTCATTTGCGAGGGAGCACTTAATGCTCTCACAATGGGCGATAGAGGAATTGCCACAATGGGCAAAGCTATTAGTCAGTACCAAATCAATGAATTACTTAAATCCCAATGCCAAAGATATATTATCCTTTTAGACCCCGATGCCAGGTCTTATGCTGTTAATCTCGCACTTAAATTAGTAGCTTATAAAAAAGTCAAGGTAGTATTTCTTCCAGAGGGTTTTGATGTAAATGATTTGGGGAAGAAACAAACACTTAAGCTAGTATATCAAACAAGGTATCAAAGTTATCAAGA